ATGGCTAATGGTGAAGCAGAGTATGCAGGTAAATTATTAGAAGCAAGACAATCGGACTGGAAAGACGAATTTGTTCTTATAATTTTGTCGGCTCCAATAATGGTTTTAATTTGGGCTGTTGTATCAGAAGACCCTGAAGCATTAAACAAAGTTAAATTATTCTTTGAATACTTTTCACAACTACCAAGTTGGTTTACAAATTTATGGATATTAGTAGTTGCTAGTATTTATGGTATAAAAGGAACACAAATATTTAGAAATGGGAAAAAATAATTGGCTATTACCTTTAGTAATTACAGTGCTATTAGGTTTATCTAGTTATGTTCTTGTTACTGTAGTAGAATTACAAGTCCATTTAGGAATGTTAACAGAAGAAATAATGTCAATAGATAAACAAATAGGAAGAATTTATAATCATATAGATAGAATGATGAGTAGATAACATGGCAAAACAAAAATTTACACATTTCGTACCTAGAGAAAAACCTAAAAAGAGAAAAGGAAGACATGCAAAACGACCAAACAAAAGAAGTACCTTTAAAAAATATAGAGGACAAGGAAGACCACAGTAATAATTTAGACCAGATTATTAAAGAGTTACCACAATTATTAGTAACTCATGCATATACAAAATTAAAATCAGGACAAGAACTAACTGCTTCAGAAATGAAAGTATGTTTAGAAGTTTGTAAGACGTATAGTACAGACAGTTTACAAAAGAAACCTAATAATATATTAGATGAAGTCCCTTTTGATATAAATGAATAATAAACTTAGAAACTTTAAAAACTTCTTATATCTTTGTTGGAAGCATTTAAATCTTCCAGAACCAACACCAATACAATATGATATAGCTGATTATCTACAGTCTAAAGACAAAAGACTTGTGATAGAAGCATTTAGAGGTGTAGGTAAATCTTGGATTACTTCAGCTTTTGTATGTCACCAGTTATTGCTTAATCCACAACGTAATATACTTGTTGTGTCTGCATCTAAAAGTAGGGCTGATGATTTCAGTACATTTACACAAAGATTAATAGCTGAGATGCCAATATTACAGCATTTACAGCCTAGAGATAACCAAAGACATTCTAAGGTTAGTTTTGATGTGGCTCCGGCTACAGCTTCACACGCGCCTTCAGTTAAGTCTATGGGTATTACAGGACAATTAACAGGTTCACGTGCAGACTTAATCATTGCTGATGACGTAGAGAGTGCTAACAACTCTCAGACACAGCTAATGAGAGATAGATTAGGTGAAACAGTAAAAGAATTTGATGCAATTATCAAACCTGAGGTAGGAAGAATTATATTCTTGGGAACACCACAAACAGAAATGTCATTATACAATGACTTAGAAGAACGTGGTTTTAAAACTAAGATATGGACAGCTTTATATCCTACTAAAGAACAATTAACAGGTTATGGACATAAGATAGCTCCAATGATTGCAGAAGTTACAGGACAAGAAGGTAAACCAACAGACCCAAAAAGATTTGACGAAGTAGACTTATTAGAACGTATGTCATCTTACGGTCGTTCAGGTTTTAACTTACAGTTTATGTTAGACACTACAATGTCTGACGCAAATAGATACCCTTTAAAATTAAACGATTTAATTGTGTTATCAGGCTGTTCTAAATGGACAGAAGCTCCGGCTAAAATACAATGGGCATCATCTCCAGAACAGATGAAAGCTATTGACCCTGAGATACCAAACGTAGGATTAAAAGGTGATTATTATGTGGCACCCATGCACACAAGCCCTGAGTTTACGCCTTTTGAGGGGTCTGTTATGTCAATTGACCCATCTGGTCGTGGGGAAGACAAAACAGCGTATGCGGTGCTTAAAATGCTTCATGGAGTGCTTTATTTGACTGCCATAGGTTCATTAGATGGTGGTTATAGTGAAGATACTATGGCTAGACTAGCTCAAATTGCTAAGCAACAAGACGTAAACTATGTAGTAATTGAGAGTAACTTTGGTGATGGTATGGCTACACAGCTACTAAAACCTATTATGGCTAGAATACACCCGTGTGAAATAGAGGAAGTAAGACATAATATACAGAAAGAAAAGCGTATTATTGACACTTTAGAGCCTATTATGAATAGTCATAGGCTAGTTGTTGATGATTTAATTATAAAAGAAGACTTTAAACTAGAGCCTGACCATCAGTTATTTAGACAGATGACTAGGATAACTAGAGACAAAGGAGCTTTAAGACATGATGACCAAATTGACGCGCTTGCTATTGCTGCTAATTATTGGGTACAGCGTATGGACAGAGACCAAATCCTGTCTTACAATCAACACAAAGAAGACTTGCTTGACCAAGAACTTGAACGTTTCATGGAAAGCGCCATTGGAAGAGAACCAGAAGAGGATAGATTTATATAATATGGAAAAAACTTATCAAATAGATTGGAATTTTATATCAGGATTAGAAGGTAAAAATCACCATCAAGGCTATCAACCTACTGAAAACAGTGGTGTGACAATAGCTACAGGGTTTGATTTAAAAGATAAAACACCTCAAAGTCTTAAAAGAATGGGTTTTAATGATATATTAATAGGTAAATTAGAGCCTTATTTAGGTCTTACAGGGTCTAAAG